GAAAACTCCAAGCCCCCAGCCTAACAAATTTCCCGACGGCTAATGTCAACCAATGTCACCTCGTGTTCATAACATAGGCCCCCACCCAGTGGGACCATACATCCCTCGCACCACAGAAGCTATAGATTGCAAGGGGTTAGCTGTTGGAGCCAATCGTTTCGGTAGGTTCCCTAGGCAAAAAACGACCCCCGCACCCTCAGAAACAAAAGCAACTTCAAAATACAGGGCTAAAGTTCTTGTTGTTGTTGTTGTTGTCGGCCTCTTTGAAGCAGGCTCACCTATAGAGAAAAGGAACCCAAGATGGGCCTCGAAACTGGAACATACCTAGACGCCTTAGTACCCACGAACCCAGCGTCAACTGATGGTCTCTCACAAGCTGATGACCACTTACGTCTAATCAAGAGCACCCTTACGAATACCTTTCCGAACATCACTGGTGCAGTCACTGCGTCACATACAGAGCTTAATGCCATCGTAGGGCTCACTAGCTCCGCAGCTGAACTGAATGTACTTGATGGCATCACAGCCACCACAGCCCAGCTAAACCACACTGATGGTGTCACCAGTAACATCCAGACACAGATGGACACTAAAGCCCCACTGGCGTCTCCTACGTTCACAGGTACACTTACGGCCCCTACAGCCACTGTAACCACAGTCAATGTAACCACTGTGGACCTTGGACAGTGGACCGTCAAAGAGACAGTAACTTCTGTTTATGACCCTAACCTTATAGGACCACCGGGTCCGAGTGACCTCTTTACTAAGCTAGAGTTTTTACATACGAGCCCCATAGCGGGGTCGTCTCCTGTCAGTAAGATGTCTATTGATGGTAGTGGTAATCTTATTGTCACTGGGAACGTGACTGCATTTGGCACTGTTTGATGGCAATAGTAGCATCAGGTGAAGTATCCTTGGCTGACCTCCAGACTGAGTTTGGAACTTCCAGCCCCGTCAGCCTCTCTCAGTTTTACCTAGACGGCTCTATTGTAACTTCTAACAACACTGGTGTCCCCAACAGCGGCAACGCTATCTCACTCGATGACTTCTATGGTGTAACCAATTCAACCAGCGTCATCTACGAGATTATCGGTGGTGGGGGTGGTGGAGGCTACGGCAAAGAGAACGGCACAGGCTCAGGAAGCGCTGGTACTGGTGGTAACTCCACCCTAGCAGCCAGTGCCTTCACTACGATCACAAGTACAGGTGCCATAGGTGGTCTTAATGCCCCAACAAGTGCACACATTGGTCAAGCTGGTGCAGCCTCTTACTATGGTCCCGGTGGTTCTGCTGTTGGTCAACAAGGGCAATCCCAGCCAGCCCCAGCAGGTAGCTACGGCGCAGGTGCTGGTGGTGCTGGTGGTGACAACGCCGGATTCCTTGGCACAGCTGGCGGTGGTGGCCAAGGTGGCTCTGCCTCTGTCCGTGTTGCAGGCACCCTCACTGATGTACCAGTAGGCACTGTAATAACCGTGACCATTGGCGCAGGCGGTGCTGGTGGCGTAGGTGGCGACAGATCTGGTGTAGCAGGAGCTGGAGGCTATGCACGTCTCCAAGTTGGCAACACTGTTCAGGAGTTCACATCTAGTGGCACCTTCACAGTCCCATCCTAAGTACAACGAAAAGTAAGGAACTCAGGCCATGCCTAATTTACCAATCCGTGGACTAGGGTCCGTGGGCGTGGTCACTGATGTTGACCCCTACAACCTCCCCATCAATGCCTTCACTAGAGCCAAGAACGTCAGGTTTTCTGATGGATCAGTACAAAGAGGCCCCATCATGCGTGGTGTGGCTAACATATCCTTTGACCCAGTGTTTGCCTATGGCATCACTTCTCTCTCAGGGTTTGACACTGTGTTGGTTGTGGATGATGTGTTTGATGTACGAGAGTTCTCTAATGGAACCTTTACGAGCCGTAAGACAACTGGTGGCACAGCCACCTCAGTACCTGTAGTAACCGCTACGACCTTAGCTGACGTTCAGTACCTCAACAGGACTGATCAAACGCCAATCTCCCGTACTTCATCGCAGACTAACTTCATCAACTTGCCTAACTGGCCTGCAGGTATGCGTACAACCACTCTAAGGTCTTTTGGTGACTTCTTGTTGGCGCTGGGCACTGTAGAGTCCAATGTGGCCTACCCTAACCGTGTGCGGTTCTCTGACCCAGTTCTGGCCAACCAAGTGCCAACTACATGGGACGAGACTGACCTAACTAACAGTGCTGGCTTTAATGACCTCGTGCAGATGAAGACACCCATCATTGATGGTGCTACTCTAGGCCCTAACTTCCTAGTGTATTCACAGGACCAAGTGTGGATGATGGAGTTTGTGGGCGGCACCTTCATATTCAACTTCCGTAAAATCTTTGATGACGCCGGGGTAATCAATCAGAACTGTGTTGTGGAAGTAGAGGGTCGCCACTACGTCTTCGACAGGGACGACATCTATGTGACTGATGGCAACTCCCGCAACTCTATATGCGATGGCCGCGTCAGAGACTACATCTTCAGTGGCATCGACAACAGTAAACATAATGCCTGCTTTGTGATGCACAATTCCACTTTGGAAGAGATATACTTCTGCTACCACAGCGGTGACGACATGGCTGTATATACAGATGGTACATCGTGCAACCGTGCAGCAGTCTACAACTACAAAGAGGACGTTTGGTCATTCCAAGACATGCCAAATGTAATCACAGGCACTGAAGCCAACGTAAACTCTGTGTTTTCTTATGTTGATGCAACCCAAACCTACGATACTGTTGGTGGCTCATACCATGACCAAGAGAGCCCCTACGCTAGGCATCCCATTGTCATATCAACAGTCGGTGCTGGTGTAACTCAAAGCAAGCTCTACGGCATAGACCTCGCTGACAATGGCTCTCTGGCCTTTGGTGTTGACGCTACACACTCACAGCCATTCTTACTGGAGCGCCAAGGCATAGACCTAGACGAACAGGGCATACCCTTGTCTGGCTACAAGGTAATCAACAAGATTTTTCCTCAGATAAGCACAGGCAACCCTGATGGTATCTTTAAGATTACTTTTGGTGCAGCGGATACCCCAGCTGCCACCCCTAGCTATGGATCAGAAGTAACCTTCGACAGCAACTCCGACTACAAGTTGGATACACGGATGTCAGGAAGATACCTTAGCTTTAAGGTCACTAGCGATAACCTCAAGGACTTTAACTTCTCAGGTATGGACACAGACATTATCGTTACTGGTAGGAGGTAGTTATGGCTCTATCAGACAAGCTGAACCTAATCGTAAACAGGTATGTACGAAGGCAGCTGCCAACACTCAGAACTGATGACGTAGGACGTTTTCTACAAGAAGAACTAAGAGAGCTAGAGGCATCTATACAGTCTCTATCAGACGCATCTGTCCAAGTGACAGACCGTGAGCCCGAAGGTTTACGGAGGGGGATGGTACGCTATGCGGTGTCCCCTTGGAACCCACTAAACAATGGGACACAGGGGCTAGTTGTCTACAACGGCACAGCTTGGGTTGCAGTATGAAACAAGACCTAGAGATCAGACAGTCTCTCATGGAGTTCCAAACTTTAATGCTTCATGGGATTGGCGAAGGCGACTTAGAGTGTGCTGTGGACCAAACTGAGTTAGAGCATCACTTCACCCCCTTAGATGGACGTTATGGGTGCCACCAGTACGCTAGGCAGATACTAATGCCAAAGGGTATGGTTGTAGCTGGTGCCCTACACAAGCAAGCTCATCTAACCTTCTTAATGCAAGGCACCATGGTCATCATATCTGAAGATGGTGGGCGTCAAAGGCTCACAGGCCCTAAGACCTTTGTATCACCAGCAGGCGTAAAAAGAGCATTTTACATAGAGGAAGACACAACATTAGTTTGTGTTCACCTCACAGCTCATGGTGCAGAAGAACACATGGAAGCAATAGAGGATGAAGTCCTAAGCCCTACTTACGAGGCGATGGGACTAGAAGAGCCTGATCTGACTTCCCTAAATGAGTTCCTCACGAACTCTAGTAATAATAAAATCGAGTAGGAACTCAAAATGGCATTTGTAGTAGGAGCAACCTTGATTGGTGCTGGCGTTGGACTGTACGGCGCAAACAAGCAAGCCAAGGCACAAAACGCAGCAACAGCATCCCAGATGGCTGGTTTTAACCAATACAAACCTTATGTGGACGCTAACCTGTCTGGCGCATCAGGTGCCCTAGACGGTGTTCTTGCAACTGGTGCGTACACTGGTCCTACATACGCAGGTCCAAACGGCTTCCAGACTAATACCGCCAACAACATGGGCAACATTGGCGGTAATCTCCAGAACTCTGGTTACGGAATGATGGGCAACACGTCTGGCTTTGGTAACAATGCCAACGCTCTGTTCGATCAGTACCAAGGCATGGCCAGCTCTGCACAGGATGATCGGCTTTCTACCGCCATGGACTACGCTAGTGCCAATGCAAACCCACTGGTTGACGCTGCGATGCGTGATGACCGCCGCAACCTCCAAGAGAACACTCTGACAGGCATCGACCTTGCAGCAAGTGGCTCAGGAAACATGAACTCTAGCCGTGCTGGTGTCGCAGAGGCAGTAGCTAACCGCGCCTTCGATGACCGCCGTGCTGATGTCGCCCTAGACGTACAAGACAGGCTCATTGACCGCAGCCTTAACCAACAGGCTCGTCAGTTCTCTGATCAAGGTAATGCGTTGCAAGGTGCAGGTATGGCCAACGAAGGCATACAGAACGCTTACACCCAAGGTCTCAATACACTCGGTCAGGGTGCTAACTTCGGTATGAACGCAGGCAACTCTCTGCAAGGTTATGACCAAGCGGCACTCAATGATGCACAGGCTAACTTCGAGCGCCAGCGTGACTTTGAGATGCAGCAGCGTCAGGGATTCCAGTCTGGTATTCTAGGACAGGCTCCAAACAACGTGGGTACTATCACTGCAAACAAGACGGATCCATTCCAAGCTACCATGGGCGGTGCGATGACTGGATTTGGGTTCCAGCAGCAGTATTTCCCGCAGCAACAAGCTAACACGGCTTGGGCCTCGAATGCAGTAGGCAATGTAGGCAACAACCCACTAGGCCTTAGCCGCCCTAGCTTTAGCTTTTAGGAGGGGATAACTAATGTCACGATTTCCACAGTCTCTCCTAGAAGACCCAAACGTAGTTGAAGTTGCTGCCAGCATGGGCATGACCCCAGAGCAGTACCTTCAGTCAATCCTAAACAAACCACAGTCACCAGTCCTCAATACTTTAGAGGCTGGCCCACGCATGGACACTGGTCCAACAGTTGCCACTCAGCCAGCTCCAGTTCTTCAGCAAACTAATAATCCAGCAGATCGTGTTGGTGAAGAACCCGGTGTGCTCATGCGCAATGAGCAAAACCTTGTCCAAGACAACATTGGTCAGCGACAGTTACTAGAAGATCGCATTGCTCGTCATTCAGCATCTATAGACACTAAAGAAGACGTTGTGGTACTTCAGCAGATGCAGAAAAAACTGGCTGA